ATAGTTTAGTAGCACCACCAGCAAAGATAAATACGTCATTGTCTAGTTTAGCAGCAAAGCAATTATTCAAGTCTTCTGAAGCTGCACCTGAAAATGTTACTGCTGACTTAAACGGACCATATCCTACAGCTAAAGGAATAACGTTATTAGCTTCTGATACTGTATCTAATATGCTAGGTTGGTCAGGTAACCAGTCTTTAAAAGCTATGCGTTGTACTGGCATGTTAAGCCTTCATAATAAATGCAAGTGCGTAGTATGGTGGCAAGTTTTGATTTGTACCACTAGAACCTGTTGTAGTTATAGATGTTGCAACTGTAATGCCTGTACTTGCAAAATTAGTGGGATTTGGGTCTCTTCCTGTGCCAAATCCTGTGCTAGCCATAACAGGTGCGCCACCATTATCTGAACCTGCTTGAGCAGAACCATAATTTGTTAGTGCATGTTGATGGGTTGGGTCAGTAACTGTAGAAGTTGCAGTATGTGTATGAGATACTACAATAGCATCTTTAGTACCACCAGTTTGTGTATCAGCACCTGTAACTGTTGTATAAGCTACACTAGCAGTATCTTGAAATGCACCAATAATAAATTTATTGCGTAAATCAGGAGTGCTATTAGAACCATTACATAAATACCATCCACTAGGAATAGTTGCAATTGTTCCTGACCACATAATGATACCACCACTAGGAAAACCACTTCCCCATGTAGGCGTATTACTACCACCTGCTGATAACAATACTTGACCAGAAGCACCTGCAGTTCCATCTAATCTAAACGCACCTGTAATATCAACTGTGCCTGAAGAAACTAATGTGCCTGCTACTGTAAATGGGTCACCACTAGAACCTGTTTGTTGGTCTTTTAGTAATGCCATTAAGCTACGAACAGCGTTGTTTAAGTTAGCTGGTGAACAACCTTCAGCAATATTGATATTGGTGATATCTGTATTATCTGCTGCTGTTGTGCTAAATTCTGAAATTTTTGTCTTTGCCATCTTTTATCCTTGTCGTAACCAAATGTCTGTACCTGGAGAAATGTCAGTCCAAGTTTCTGTTCCTGCTGTAATTGTTGACCATGTGTCTGAAGAAGGTGATATTGCAGACCATGTTTCTGTGCCTGCCGTTGCGTCTGTCCATATTTCTGCACCTGGAGTAACTGGTGTCCAACCTTCGCCTTGTCTTGTACCTTTAGCGGTAACTGTTCCTACACCTTCTACATAAGCAAAGCCTGCTAGTATAGCATTAGGACTTACTGTAACTATAGCAAACCCATTTACTTGTGCAAAACCTGATACTACATAACCACCTAATGCTGTGACTGTTGCAGTGCCTATAATAGAGCCTGTTGCTGATTGTATACGGAATCCATTAGCTGTAACTGTAGCATTGCTTGTAATAGAAGCATTGCCACTAGCTGTTGTATTGCCATTTGCTACAACTGTGCCTGTTGCTGTGATACTTGCTGAAGCTAGTGCTATAGAACCGCCAGTAGCAGATACTGTAGCAGTTCCTGTAATAGATGCGTTACCAAATGTAGTTCTTGTAGCTACAGCAGATAAGTCTGCAAAGCCATTTATAACTGCACTACCAAATACTAATGAACCACTTAGAGTAACTGTAACTGTTGCAGTAGCGTTAATACTAGCGTTAGATGTTCTAAATCGTGTTCCAGATGCACTTACTGTTGCGTCTGCAGTAATCTGTGCTGCAGCTTCTACAAATCTTCCTGCTAACGAACTAAAGGGAGCTTGGGAAAAACTAGCTATTCCAAACATTTATTGCTCCTTAAAGTGTTACTTCTTCCCAGTTAGTAATAGACTCATTCCATTTATATTGTTTACCGTCTGTAGGCATTGCTACAGGTGCTTCCCATAACCATGTTGTATTGTTTAGTGTCCATGATTGATATGGTTGTGGTGCGTAGAATACGTCATTAGTAGCGTCATAATTGTAACCAATACCAGCGTAGTTACCTCTTAAAGGTCTACCTTCTGGATGTTGATTACCATGTGTGTTATAAGATGTTTGAATCCAAGTACCTGGACTTGAATCTACAAATGTATCAAAAAATTCTTGTTCTGCAACGATAACTTGTGTTACTTTACCGTCTTTTACTTTTGCGAAATGTGACATATGTTTTCCTTATGCTGTATAGCTTCCTGAAGAATTAAATTTCATAACGGTATTTGAACCATTTGTTGTTACAGTAGGGCTTCCTGTAGTTGTTCCTGTGTAGTTAGCTGTTGGAACTGATATAATTACTACACCAGAACCTCCTGCCCCGCCATCTCCACCACCACCACCTCCAGTGTTTGCTGTGCCAGGATTTCCTCCACTACCGCCACCACCATTACCACCAGCAACAGATCCAGTGTTTCCTACACCACCACCGCCACCTGCATAAAAAACAGCTGAGCCTGTGATTGAATTAGATAAACCAACGCCTCCAGTGCCACCAGTACCACCAGAACCATTATTTCCTACTGCTCCAGCACCACCACCGCCACCAGTACTTTGGTTTGTTATTACACCAGTGCCCCCAGCATTGCCTTGTCCTACTGTTCCAGCACCTGGAGTATTATTTGTTGATCCACCACCTGCACCACCAGAACCTCCAGATAATGCAGCAACTGATCCACCGCCTCCACGTCCTCCACCAATCGCAGTTAAACTTAATCCTGTAGAATTATTACCATTATTTCCTAATGAACCACCGCCTACACCAGCACCGCCAGCACCAACAACAAATGAATACGTTGTACCAGTATTTAACGATGAAGTTCCAGTTAATAATCCGCCTGCTCCACCTGGAGCTCCATATCCATTATTACTACCAGACGCACCACCAGCTACTATTAAATAAGTTGCTGTATATGTTGGAGGCGTTAATGGTGATGTTGTATAAGCAGCTGAAGAAACAATCCATCCTTGAGTAGAATCTACATAAGTTAAAATAACTGATTCACGATTAATGGTTAATAAATAATTTAATGCTTGACCAATAATATTTGATCCATTACGACCTAAAGTAACAGCATTAGTAGCAAATGTTCCAGCATAATCTATAATTTGAATTTGATTGCCTACTATAGGACTTGCAGGAAGCGTAACTGTAAATGCTGCACTTGTAGTATTACATGGATAAATATTACCAGCTACTGCTGTAAATCCTGTAGTCTGTACTGATTGAGTAGTAAATCCTCCACCTTGTACCCATGCACTACCATTGTAAAACTCCATAGCACTTAATGTAGAGTTATACCCTTGCTGTCCTGTACTAGGAGCAGACGGTCTTGTGCCAGTAGTCCATGTAGCATTAGTTATGCCATTTGTTCCAGAGATGACAACAGGCATTATACTGTTCCTTTATATATTGTAATCATGCTGTATAGCTTCCTGATGCTGTAAATTTGATAATTGTGTTAGAACCTGATGTTGTTATAGTAGGTGAACCTGTTGTAGTTCCTGTGTAGTTAGCTGTAGGTACTGATATAATTACTACACCAGAGCCACCAGCACCGCCACTAGCATCTCTACCACCTCCACCTCCACCACCTGTATTAGCTGTACCAGAACCACCAGCACCTCCGCCTTGAGGAGTTCCAGAACCTCCACCACCATTACCACCAGCTCCTTGAGAGCCACCAGATGCACCACCACCACCGCCTCCACCACCTGCATAAAAAACAGATGAACCAGTAATAGATGATGCTATACCTACTCCTCCAGCACCGCCTGTATTAGCATTAGGATTATTTGCTCCTACAGCACCAGCTCCACCACCTCCGCCACCTGCCCAATTTGCACCGCCAGAACCACTACCACCTGCATTGCCTTGTCCTGATGTTCCTGAACCGCCTGTTCCAGTTCCTGCAGTAGAATTTGCTCCTCCACCACCTGAGCCGCCAGAAGCACCATTTTTATTAGTTCCTGAAGATGGTTGATTTTCACCACCACCATATCCACCACCAATTGCAGTTAAACTTAATCCTGTTGAATTTGACCCATTTACTGATACAGCTCCTGAATAGACTCCACCAGCACCTCCAGCACCTACAACAAATGAATATGTAGTTCCAACTACTAAAGATGAAGTTCCACTTAATAATCCACCTGCTCCACCTCCGCCAGCATGACCAGCTCCGCCACCACCGCCACCTGCAACTATTAAATATGATGCTGTATATGCTGTAGCTATTATGGGAGTTGTAGAATATGCAGCACTTGAAACTACCCATCCTTGAGTAGCGTCTATATAAGTTAATATGACGGCTAAACGATTTGTTCTTAATAAATAATTAAATGTGTCGCCAGTAATTTTTAAACCATTAGGATTTAAAGTAACATTATTTGTAGCGAATGTTCCTGCATAATCTATAATTTGAATTTGGTTACCTGCTATAGGGCTTGCAGGAAGCGTGACTGTAAATGCTGCACTTGTAGTATTACATGGATAAATGTTACCAGCTACTGCTGTAAATCCTGTAGTCTGTACTGATTGAGTAGTAAAACCTCCACCTTGTACCCATGCACTACCATTGTAAAACTCCACAGCACTTAATGTAGAGTTATACCCTTGCTGTCCTGTACTAGGAGCAGACGGTCTTGTAGCAGTAGTCCATGTAGCATTGGTTATGCCATTTGTTCCAGAGATGACAACAGGCATTATACTTTTCCTTTATATATTAGACTCATGCTGTGTATGTTCCGCTAGATGTAAATGTATGATATGAATATCCGCCTGATGAAGAATATGTGCCACCTGTACCACGTTGGCTACCACTATATCTTATTATAACAATTCCTGAACCGCCTGCAGCACCATTTTGTGATTGAGAAGAACCTCCACCACCACCGCCTGTGTTAGCAGTACCTGCAGTTCCTACACCGTTATTTGTGCCTGTTCCACCGCCACCTGTTCCACCTGCAGCAGCAGTTCCTTCAGAACCACCATTACCAGCTCCACCTCCACCTCCACCAGCGTAAAATGTACCAAGTGATTGCCAGTTTAATCCTGCTCCGCCAACTCCAGCAGTAGAACCACTTGAATTAGCTCCTGCAGCACCTGCACCACCGCCACCACCTGATGCTTTTTGTGATGTTGTACCATTACCACCTGCATTACCTTGTCCTGAAGTGCCTGCAGCTCCAGTTACAAAATCATAACCAGCACCTCCGCCACCTGAACCTCCTGAAGATGCTAAGCTATTATTACCAGCACCTCCGCCGCCACCACCTGATGATGTTGAGCCTAAAGCACTTGAGTTTGTTCCTACAGAACCTGTTGTAGTTGAATTAACAGCACCAGCTCCACCTGCACCAATAGTAACAGTATATGCTGTTCCAATGGTTGCAGTTGTAGAAGAGCTTATATATCCACCTGCTCCACCACCTCCTGAATAATTACCTCCTGAACCACCACCACCAGCTACTACTAAATAATCAACAGAATATTGATTTCCTGAAGTGCCTGCATTAACCCACCCACCAGAAGTATTATAAATCTCTAGCTGACCTGTAGTTGTATTATATCTTGTCATACCATTTACAGCACTTGCAGGTCTTTGAGCTGTAGTTCCTGTAGGTATAAAAGCACCACCTGTAGATGAGTCAGCTATAACTGGAGTTCCTGTCGTAGCAGGAAAAGTAAGCGTAGTAGTACCTGCTACTGCTGGTACGTCTAGTGTGACTGAACCTGAAGTAGAACCGTTAAGTATTAGTTTAGCCATTAGTTATTCTCTGCTGGTAAAGGCGTATTGCCTTCGTCTAACCATTTTAGGTAGGCTTGGTAGTCTGTGTTATCTGGGTCAAATGGGATGCAAGCTTCATCACTTATACGTTGAACAATACGCACTTCATTATTTAAATAATCTTTTAAAAGTTTATACATTATAACTCCGCAGAAGAAAGAATAAAGGCTGTTCCTGTATTCCAACGCAATAAACCACTTCTACCGCCCGTTGTGCCTGAAGCACCCATATTTGCAGTTGTTTGATTAGTTGTAATATTTGAAGTGCCTGTGCTAGTTACTGTATATCCAGCTGTACCATCTGCAATAAGAAAATTACCAGCAGTTGAAAAGGTCACAGTAGGTGCAGAACGCATGGTTACAGGATATGGCACAAAAGCTTGAACACCACCTGAAGTGCAAGCACCCACACCAAAATCTCCAGCCGCAGTTAAAGAAATGTTACAACAATATCTCTGACAATTAGCCAATTCCTGATTATAAAGTCTGCGTTCAAACGGTGTTGCTGTTGAGCCTACTTCTAGTTGGACACCTGTGATGTAGAAGGTAGCTCCGTTAGTGCCTACTACTGATGTTGCACCTGTGGCTGATACAACTGGTGTACTAGTCCAAGCCCCAGCAGTTCCGCTATAAGTAGAACCAGCACCTAAACTAAATCTCATACTTAATCCAGTAACATTTGTTGTTAGCCAAGTTCCTGTTGTATCACCTGCAATAGTAATTGAAATTTGTGTCCATGTATTAGCAGTTGAAATTGTATAGCTAAATGGATAGCAACGACTAAATGCTCCATTTGCAACAACACCACCAAAAGTTCCAGTTAAAGAGCTTCTTACCCAAAAAGATAAAGTTACAGTTTTAGCAGTTGCTTTGCCAAAATCTAAATCACTAACGTTAAATCCTTCAATATATTGACCTACAGTAAAAAAATCTCCAGCAGCTACCGTATAAGCTGAAGTAGAAGTACAGCCTAAATAATTTGTAAATCCAGATGGCGGTGTGACTGAACCAGCATTTTGTTGAATTGTATATTTAGAAGCAACAAGATTTCTAGAATGCCATCTGTCTAATGTATAAATTTCTGCTGTTGTATCTGTTGTAGCAATACTAGCACCAGCATTTCTCTGGTCTATCCTAAAATCACCATTTATAAAGCGGTTCTTTAGCACATTAGGTGATGCTGCAGCAGTTTGTGTACTTGCGTCTGAAAACTGTATGCCACTAGAAGCTGTAGTAAGTTTACCAGCTAATGTAGTATTTTGACTTGTATCTACTGTTAATGCTGTAGTGCCGTTATTAGTTTGTAATACTAATGAGCCACTATTGTCAGGCTGTATAACAACACCATTGGTTGTAGTTGCATTTATAATTGTACTCATACTATCACCCATCTTGATGTTGAAGGAACTGTAACTGTTACACCACCAGAGAGAGTAATGTCCCCAGCTTCTACAGAGTTATATCCTGTAGGGAATGTGTAAGATGTTCCTATCGTTGCGTTATTAACATTTAGTCCGTTAGATGCAGCAAACTGTGGGGCATAAGCATCACCATTAGCATCTTGGTAAACAGCTTCTTCAGCAGGATAAGTTACAAATACATTCTTTGTGCCTGCACTAAAGTTTACTGCTGTGCCACCATTACTAGACTCTAATATGGTATTACGAGCTAAAGTAGTGCCTGAAGATGTATATGTACCTAGACCCACTTCCCATTCTGTGCCACCTACGATAGCGTAGTAAGTAGTATTAGCATTGCCTATAACAGAGAATGACTGAAAGCCAGATACTGCACCAGCAAGCGTAAACGTGCCTGTGCCTGTAGTAGTACTTGTTTCCTGTACCCTATCTTTGACTACGAGAGCCATAAGTTATCCTTACGCT